TAATCTCCTCTACGGATTCTTTAGGAGTTTAACTCCAGTTTCGCTAAGTCACCTGTCTCGATGACTTCTGACAAATGGCCTCGCACCACCATTAGTGCTTGGTACATTTGAAAGAGCGTTTCTCGTTCATCTTGCGATGACAAAGAATCTTTCAGTGCGTTCATATACTTCTCCTCAAGTACTTCAAACGCCTCAACAATCAGAGGGTCGCGCATCAATGCTTTAGCGCGTTCACCCCTGTTTTGTTCTTCCCTTCTTTTCCCTTCATCCATAAGTAGTCTCCTCTACTGTTGCAAAGTAGCAACACAATGCTTTTTGGGCAATAGGTAATTAAAAAAGACCGCCAAGATTAATATTGGTAAAATCAATACCCTTAAACAAATTGCTAAAATAATCGTCTAAATCAACAAAGTCATTAGCAACTGGTTCTGGCTTCGGCGCTGGCTTGGGCTTAGGCTTTGTAGCCTCATCATACGCGGCTCGAGATATTCTTTTCTTAACATTATTCTTTTTAAGCTCGTAATATGTTTTGTCGCCAACTTCGACTGGAACAACATCAAACAAAGTTTGATTTTTGTAGTAACCGTAATATTTTCCTGCCCGCTCTTTAGAATAAGATGCAGAAGTCTCATTATCATTAACCCAAGATTGAGCGGCATCTTGAGTTGCAAACTTAGCACGTTGTTTAATTGTAGTGCCTGTCCTTGTTCTGTTGCCAAACTCAGCACCCGTGCCTCCAGTGTCTGTGTACATTTTGGCAGCATACTCATCCTGCCCCTTGTCAATGTGGTCGGTCACAAATGACGCAAAGGCTTCATTAGAAGCAAGAATCTCAGGTGGTGTATTTTCTGTTGGTTTAAGAACTCCATTTTGCAACAGCTTAACAACAAAATCAGCAGAGCCGACAGAAGAGCCATATTGCGCTCGACCCTCTCTGTTGTAATATCCGCTGGTTTGCAGTCTCATAATATTTTCTGGAGCAGCGTTAAGGGCTTGCTGGTCAATCTCAAAGCCGTAATCATCTACAAGACTATTAGCCATAGACACGCCAGAGTTCATTGTTTCCTGCGCGTATTTATCACCAAAGCTCCGATTGGTATCAGCTCCACGAACACCGCCACCAACAGCAAACTTTCCATCTTTAAGGTCAAACTCACCTTGTATTCTTTCGTAAGTTCCAGCCGCGCCGCCTTTAGCCAAAGATGAAATAGACTTCATAATGCTTGGAGCAGATAAAATCATTGAAATAGGGCCGAGTGCAGCCGTTACGTTTGGGGGCAGGAATCCAGCAGTTACACCAGCCGCCGAGGTTGTTGTAGCTCCAGCCATGCTTGCAACAGCGTTTGCCGCATTAACCACATTAACTGCATCGGCTGCGCTTTCAATCCCACCATCCAAAGCCTCAAGGCCAGTGAAAATAGTTCCCACTTGACCAATCGCTTCGCCAGCAGGTAGACCGCCAGCTTCTGTATAAGTTGCTGCGAGACCGTCAGCAGCGGCATAAGCATTTGTTAGGCTTTCTGCGTCTGGATTTTCAAAAGCATCAATAATAGCATCAATATCGGCAACAACACTCAACCCCTCTCCGACGGCAGGGGGTACTACTGGTGCGGTTGCGCCAGCGTCAAAACCAATATCATTAATTGCCTGCACTGCTTTATCAACATTTTCTGCTGATGGGTTTTCGATAGCGTTTTCAATATCGCCATAAGACTCAACCAACTCTGGCAAATCAGAGGGTAGGCTTTCCATAACTTTTTCTACTGTGTCAATAAACGGAACTTCACCGACCTTAGGTAAGGTAATGTTGATGTCAATTTTACCATCCTCAAATTCAATGAAGCCAGCATCCTCAAGTTCTTTAACTTGCTCTTCGGCAATTTTTTGAACTTGCTCTTCAACAACTTTTGGTTCTTCTATTATTAAATTGTCAATAATTTCAGATACAGTTTTGCCCTTTACGTCAATGTCAATCTCTGGGATAGACTCTAAGATTGGGTCAACAACAAAATCCTTAACAGCTTCAAGCTGAGGCTCTGTTATTTCCTTTATAGGGTCAATAACAGCTTCACTTATAATTTTATCTATAGCCTCTGTTGGTATTGTTACTTCTGGCTGAGGCACTGCCTCAACAATAGGCTCTGGTTCAGGCGCAACAACAGGCTCAGGAATAGGCTCAATGTTTATATCAATCTCTGGCAATATATCTTGGATAGGAGATATAATTTGCTCCTGAGCAATCTCTGCTGGAATCTTAATAACATCTTCAATAGGGTCAAAAACACCTTGCTCAACAATATTTTGTATGGGTTCAACAGCAAGGTCTTTTACGATATTTTCAATATCCTCTGTTGGTATTTGAACAGCAGGTTCAGGTTCTTTGAACTCTACGTTTACATCAATCTCAGGAATAACTTTTTCTATAGCCTTGAGCGGTATTTTTACAATATCCTCCACAGGGTCAAGTACGGCCTGCTGTATAACTTCCTCCACAGGGTCAAGTATTATTTTAGCCACATCCTCTGTTGGGTCTAACGCATACTGCTGCACGAACTCTTCCACTGGGTCAGCAACAGCTTTGAAGGCATCCTCTGCTGGGTCGAGCATTTTTTGCTGTATAAACTCTTCAGTGGGGTCAACAACACCACGCTTAATAGCTTCCTCAACTTCACCAAGAGGCTCTTTAGCAATCGGATAAATTTGACGCAAAGCCTCTGCCGCTGCAAGAGAACCAGCCAAGTCAAACGGCTCATCCTCTGGTGCGCTAGGCAATGTCTGCATAGGCATATACAAACCGCCACGGTACATATCACCAAACATAGTCGGGTCTACTGCAATGCTTTCCTGAAAGGCTCTTTCAAGGTCAGCATACTCATCAACATATTGCTGCGGCATCAGTGGCTGAATTGTGTCAACTTCTGGAGCTTGACCAAACACACCCTGACCAGGAGCAAACAGTGTTGGGCTAATCTGCTCAAAGTCTTTCATAAACTCTGGCAGATTTTCGGGGCTGTAAGTTATGTTTTGTGGGCGGTCAATGTATGTAATCTGACTGCCCAGAATGTCTCCTAAAGGCATGGCGGGGGCATCAACCAGAGATGGCATACCGACTGTGGTTGGCGCACCCATAAACTCTATTTGGGGCATGGCAGGAGGTGCAGATACGCCAGTGGGTGCAGATACATTTAGCATGTCCTGCAAGTCCTCAAGTGACAGCATCTCTGGCAGAGCCATAGTTAGACCCTCGGCAGATTAACAGATGTCTCAATATCTGAGCGCAGCTTCTCCAAACGTAACTGACGCTCAAACTCCAACTCTTGACGGCGCAAGTCCAACTCAGCAGCCATTTTCTCACGCTCAAACTGCAACTCAAGTTGCATCTTCTCACGCTTGAGAGCCAATTCATTTTCAGCTTTAGCCATCTCCATTTGCATTTGTGGATTCGGGCCTTGCTGTTGCGGTGGGGGCGGCGGAGCATTACGCGGGTCTTGGAAGAACTCGCTGGCATCTTTGAAGCCAGAAAGCTCTGCAATCTTAGACAGAGTATTGCGATATTGGATAGGTGTAACAATCGGGTTGTTTGGCCCCATTGTCGCCATGATTCCTTCTTGCTTGGCAGCAATCTGAAACAGAGTAGCAAGTTGTTGCTCACGCTGACCAGTGCCAAGGCCTACGTTAATCTGCACGTCGTACATATTGTCCCACTGACGCGGGTCCATTGTCACGAAGTTATTACGCAGGCGAATAATCTTCTCTTTGTTTTGATACTTCGTAACCAAGTGCAGGATGCCACGGAACAAGGCGCGTACACCTGTCTCAGCAAACACACGGGCAATCATCTCAATCTTGCCTTGCGAAGCAGCCTGCATAGCAGCCACAGCAGTAGCGGTAGTGGACTGCAATGCGTCTGCATCAAGACCCATAGACTGCTTGCTGATGCCAGTACGCTGCTCACGCACACTGTCCATGTAGTTCAGCGCAGGGAAGACAGAAGAAGAAACTTCGGGAACTTGAAGAGGCTGAACCGCCCCTGCGGTACGAGTACGCACGATGCCCCCTGGCCTGTTAGTCAACAAGTCATCAAGATTTACTTGACCCTCAACGGCAACAACACGGGCATTGTTAGTGTTGTAGATGTTGTCGAGCAACTGACGCATCAAGGTTGACTTGATAAGCTGCACATCCATTACAAGCTCTGCAACCGAGCGACCAATCGCACGGTGCGGCATCAGGATAGGTGACAGGATAGCAAATGGAACGTGGTCACACTCTTCGTTTTCAAGAACGTGATAGCCGTTGCCTACTGTAAGAACACGACGAAACTCAGCCACCCCGTCCCCATCATAGTCAGAACGAATATAACATTCCGTAACGAGAACATCGCGCATGGTCGGGTCAAGGCTGTCGTAAGGAGCGCCTCCTTCAAGGTCTTCAAACCTGCTGGTTCTTTCTTCTGACGTTTCAACATCTGAGACTCCTGCATATTTTTCTATCTCATCTCTGCTGTAACCCATCTGCACAAGGTCGCTGACAGACATTGACGAGCGGTGCGCTACAAAGTCTGCATCCTCAAGAGACTTGGCGCGGCTCGTAATCAAAAACTCTTCTGGTGGCACATTCTCAATGCAGACCTTGCCGTCTGTTTTGGTGCGCTTAACTTTGATGTCATACAGCACAGGAGCAGGAATCATCATACCATCAGGGGTAATCATGTCCTCACCGATGGTGCGTTCGTCTTGCTCGACAATCTCCACTTCTGGGTCTGCAAGAATGATGGTCAGTTCTTCGTCATTGAGGTCAGCATATTCTTCTGTCTCAATATCTGTCTTCTCATCCCAGTAAAACTTAACGACACCGTTCTTCAGAATCAAAGCATCCTTGAACCAGTTGTGCATGATTTCAAAACCACGGTTATCGTTATTGATAACCCAGTTGCAGTAATCACTGGCCTGTTCGGCTACAGCTACATCTTCTGGCCCGTGAGGTGCGAAACGCACATACTCTTCAGACTGCGTAAAGATACGCATCAAGGACGGCATGATGTGTTCGATAGTGTCAGATACTTCAGTGCTAACAACCTGAGAGCGGTCTGGCTGTTCATTGCCAAACGGTTCGCCCAAGTAATAGTCCATCGCGTCGATACGGTCTTGCGAGTACTCCGTATCGTAGTGACCTAGCGCTTGTTCAATCTCATTGCGAACAATGCCCTGAAACTCAATGTCGTCCATTTTAGCCATAACTATGCTTTCTTAGATGTTTTAGCCTTTTTAGCCGTTTTAGCTACTTTAGCTACTTTAGGCTTTTCCTTAACAACAGGAGCTTCACTTAGCGGCTTGCGACAGCCTTTGCAACGCTCTGTGTAACCATTTGGATTGGGGTATCCGCAATGTGGGCAAATCATTTCTCTGTCCTCTGTTTGCGTGGGCGACCACGTTTCTTGAGTGCAGCCTTCTTAGCTGCCTTTTCTGCTTCCAGTGCCGCTGCTTTTTCGGCAGCACGATTTCGTGTGTAAACAGTAACGTACATACTACTTTACTTCATGCCCTTTAGGCAACGCCCCATATTCTTGCAAACCTTTGGGTTCTTGCAAGCTGGGCAAGGTG